TACTAATCGGCTTTATATCTTTTATATGGGGCACAAAAGAATCCTTAACAGCGTTAACTATCTTAGATCTTATATGTGGACTCATACGTGCATTATACAATGCTTGTCCGTTTATAGTAATATACTTAGGCTTACCTATAGTTCTAGGGTTAGCTGCTACGCATTCCCCTTCACTATCTATTAGCCTACCTTTGCTATCAAACCCGTAGGATGCATACTTTTTAGGTATTTTACCACCTTTCTTATAGTATTTAATTCTACGAGCTTTAGATATCATCACCTTCTTTATAAACAAGGGTATAGATATCACTAGGTCATTATTTGCCATTTTTCTTATTTAAAGTTATTATAGATTCATTAATCAGTGCTTGTGTATGTTCATGTCCATACATCTCATAGAAATCAGATATGTCTTTTGCTTTATAATTATAAGTACCAAATCTACCGTTAGTTAAAAACAACGGTTGAAAATTATACTGTTTATATAGCTTGTTAGCCATCTTGATTCCTGTATAGTCGAAGTCCATCAGTGTGATAACATCAGTAAACCTGCTTGATAGATCCGCTAAGATCTTTTCTTCAGGTTCTGCAACCTCACTAGCTGGAGAACATGCATGTACACCAAATTGTCTTAAGCACATAACATCTTTCATAGATTTTGTTATTACCACACAATCACCTGTACTAGGTAACTGCTCTAGTCCCTGCCAACTAGTAAAATTAGATAACCATCTAAAAGAACTACGCTGAGGTATGTATATCTTATACTTACCTGGACCAAATCTATAAGCATATGCTAAATCACTTTTGGTTCTACTATACACTATTTTATTATTATAAAATACTATCTCACAAGGAAATACATTATATAACTCTAGAGTCCCTCTGTTTATACCGTAGGTAGACCAATATTCTCTATCAGCCACATCCCAAAGTCTAATTTTTATTTGTATTACTGACTCTGTAGGTTCTATATGTATCTTTGTGTAGTCACGTGTAACCGGTACAGCGGGTCTCATCCCTATACGTACCAATTGAAAGTCTTCTGCACATCTATCTAAGGCTTGCTGATAGGTAAGACCATACTTATATTGTATTACCTTTATCCAATCACCTGTAAATCCTTGTGCCCAATCCTTGAAATATATTACACCGTTACCGTTTGCAGAGAAAGAACAAGATGGATTTTTATCCATACGTAAGGGAGACCTTACCTTTTTCTTCTGCACTTTTACACCTAGATAGTATTCTAATATTTGCACTTGATCTAAATTATCCAAAATAAACTCTTTTGTTACTACTGGGTTTAGATTATACATATATATTGATTTATACTAAAAAAGGGGCAAGGATACTTATACCCTTTAACCCCTTATTTATGAATGAAACTTAAAAATTTATACTACCATAGGTCCCCGTCACTCTTACTATCAGTACTTGTACTAATAGTCGCTTCAGGTGTAGGCTCTGCAGCAGTGACATTATCTCTTGAAGATACAGTCAGCTGAGCATCACTATCTTGTGGTATCATAAATGGTTGTAGTGGACGGTTAGGAAATTGTAAGTACTTTCCTTGTTTGTCATATACACACTTTATCTTAAACTTGAGTCCTTCATAAGAATTACCTACAAGTTCTAATACATTTTTACCAAGTTCATTCCAATTTGCACCACCGATACTTACTTTATCTTTTGGTACAAACGCAGATAGTATATGATATAGAGATTCGCCTACATTCCTCAATAAATCAGAGTGTAGTTGTTCAGGTGTTGACGACCAAGGTCTACCTGACTGAGCTGCATTCTTTGCAGACTCTTTTAATCTCTCAAGAGATGTTACCTCCATGTATGTTTGTGTGAATTTGGCACCGCCTTCGTCTTGGAAATAAAATCTAATACAGTTACCTCCAGTGCCATCCTTTCTAAGGGTGTCGAACGTTACGTCTACTAGACTAACATTCTCATTAACACCAGCTTTCATCAATGTGTAGCTTGGTGCGTTACTTTGTGTTTCTACTAATTTGTACATAAAATTTACTTTAAAAATTGTTTTACTATATACTGCAATATACGAAATTTATTACTATTTACCTACTGCAGTTTTGTATATCTCTGACCACTTAAAATCTAAAATTTTGCCTGCAAGATGCGGTAATCTAGTACCAGCTTCTATCTCATCTGACGCTTCAAATGATATTTTTAAGTGACCTTCTTCGTCTCTGTATACAAAACCAATTGCGTCTGATTTTGCCATTACATAGTTCTTTAACTTACCCGATAAATCCAGAGAGCTAACATTAACTTCTACTGATTCATTACCGATAATTGTTTTCTTTCTATGACCTATAATAATTATATGATCACAGCAGTCCATAAGAGCACTAATCATATTCATTACTCTTGTACGTACTTGATTGTATCCATCACCAAAAGGTATCTTAGCAAAGCTATCTACATTGTTATCTCTAGCAACGTCTTTCTCAAACCAAGATACTACATTATCTATAGTATCTAGAGCTAGATAGTTATACTGACTACCAGACTCTTTCAAGGCTCTTACCGTATCTTTTAATTCTGCACTATTGTTTACTTGTACTTTCAATGCATCTACATATTTAGTACCTTTCTCTGTATCTATAATCAAACAGTTGTTTAATTTAGATAACATCGTTGTTTTACCCACTTTTGATTGTCCGAAGACAGTTAACAGTGAAGGGTTTACTGTTGTTGATTTGATTACTTTCGTTGGTAATTCCATATTTACTATTAATTTATTAAGTTATTAAAATAATTTACTCTCATAGGTATCAAAGCGACCGTTCTGTAGATTGTTCTTTAATCTAGTTAAACCTGCAACACCAGTTCTGTTCTTTAAACAGTGTAGGGCTACAAGATCTGTAGTCGGGAAACGCTTCTTACCATAATACTCTAAGTTAAGAAGTATCGGTTGGTGTAATACCATAACAACATCAGCTGCATGATATATCTGTTTGCTACCATGTATGTCTGTTTTTGTAGGATAATGTAAAGCTGCATTCGTCGGATCTCTACGTTCCTTCGATTCCATCTTGTCATTCATTTGTCCTACCAATATATTACAGGTATTAAACTCTTTTCTTACTTGTATAAACATCTTACCTAACTCTGCTAGAGATTGTATTTCATTCTCACCGGGGTTAGGAGTTACAAGAAGAGTATGATCAAGAGATATAACTACCTTACTATCTTTAAATTCATTACAGAATTCATTAATAGTAGCGTATATTCTATCTCTAGTAGAAGGAGTCTCAACATAAAATACATTTTTGTTTTTCATCCTAGTATACTGCTTTCTTATAATTTCAAGCTCTTCCATTGTAAGAGGCTTGTCTGATGATACAAGTTTTCTATAATCTATATCACTAAGTTGTGATATCTTTCTGATCATCTCGTCTTTTGCATGCATTTCAAAACTGAAGTGTAAAATCTTTACGTCTTCGTTACCTAAATAATATGATGTAAAGTCTGTGTGTAACATGTTTACGAAAAAAGATTTTCCATGTCCTGATGCACCTGCAATAAAGTATGTTTGACCAAAATGAAAACCACCCAATAACATTGTATTAACTTTTTGCCATCTAGTAGCAAGAAAAGGACGTTCGCCTTTTGCTCCTTGCTCTAGAAATTTATCTGCTTCTTTGATAGCTTGATCAGCTGTCTTAATCTGCAGACTAATAAAGTTTGTCGTTTGGGGATTCGAATTCATCTATGTTTGTTTTCATTAGTTCTAAAATACTTCTATATTGTTCTGTCTCTATCCATCTTTCCATGCCCATAGTGACAAGATTATTACGCTTAGCGTAATCTAAACATTCCATTACTTTTTTATGAAGAGCTCGCTTAGTAGCAATTTTCTTTTTATAATAAGTTCGTGTTTTTAATGTAGCATTTCTGCCCGGTAGTCTCCGACCGTCTACATATATCTGTACAGGGTAAGCCTCAAAGAACTCTTCATACGCTGTGTTTACATCCGTATTGTAAAGTTCCTTGATAAACTTATCTGTAACTGTATAGCAATCTGCTAAAGAGCTAGCTAAATTAGGGTTATCATTTACCATGTACCCTCTTTCCTCAAGATCGTTTAGTTCTGACATGTCAAAGCCTCCATTTTCTTGTACATATTTATATAAAGCTGGATAATCGTTTTCATATATTATATACAAGAATAAGAATTGTGTAGGCGACATTTTATGTTTGCACAAAAAGTCTACCCATTGTCCTGGAGATTCTAAGATCATTGTTCTACGTTTAAATAATTAAGCGAAGCTTGACTCAAGGCTTCTTTAATTTGTTTTATCGATTCAACGTGAGTAGCGTTAATCGTTTTTTTCTGACGGTTACGTAACCATTTCTCATCTTGTGTCTCTTTTATATATAGATTCACAATCAGACCAGTTTTACCTGGAGCAAATCGTATAGCTCTACCTGTACGTTGTAGATCTTGTCTACTTGTAGAAGTACCGCTGCATACGATAGCTAGAGTTACATCTTGTATGTCAAAACCCTCATCTAAAGCACGTGCAGTTGAGATAACTTTAATATCAGATTTCTTATCATTGAATTCTTCTATTGCTTTTACCTTTTTGTACTTACCTATTTTAGAGTGATAAGACACAGCCCATGGAAAGCAGGCTTTTGTAAGCTCATCAGCAAATTTAACACTTTCTGAGAAAGTAATTGTAGGAACATCAAAGGTTTCTATTAATTCTTTTGCTGCCTCTATCTTCATGGGGTGATTATATAAGTACGTTTTACGGTTTCTCATATTTTTACTCCAATTGACTGCAGCACTCATTATACCTTTAGGATCGTATCCTGTTCTCGACGCATAGTGTTCTCTATATTCTTGACTTTGTAGACACTTCATAGCGATCTGAAAATTAAAATCAAACCATTTAAAATATTTATTAAAACTATCATGCATAAGTTCATATCTTATACGCTCTTTTGGATGTAGTTCTAATCCTAAATTAAATACCTTGAAGTTAGAAACATAACCCATAGCAAGAGATTCTTTCATAGATATAGTATCTACTACAGGGCACTCATTCTCTATTATGTAATGCTTCTTGTCGCTTCTTTCTAGTGTAGCTGTTAAGCCAAGTATGTAATGATAGTGTGTAAGGCTAAATATACCCTTAAACACATCAGACGCATAGTTGTGTATCTCATCCAATATCAACAGATCTGTCTGTCGCATTGATTTTACACCTGTATTTATAACCATAACACTTACATTCTTCAGATCATGTTTCTCGATTTCATCTTTCCACTGATCTAATAAGTATCTTGTTGGTACAATTACAAGCGTAGTGTCATCAGGACGAGCTTTATTCATGTCTTGTATAATCAAGACAGCCACAAAGGTTTTACCAAAGCCTGTTACTGCCTCAATAGTACCCTTATAGCCACTTGATTTCCAAACATCTATTGCCCTACGCTGTCTCTTTAATTTATTTTCATCTATTTTCATACCTATATAAGTTACGATTAATTAGGTACATATCAAATTAAAATATGTACTTGTCTAGTAGTATAT